TTTATAGCTTCAACAATTTGTGCACCGACTTGTGCACCATTAGTTCCCACACCAGCGTTAACAACAATGTTAAAAGTTTGACCCATACCACCGTTCCTGCCTGACAACGGAATCACAGCTTCAGGGCCAGCCTCACCAATAATTGCGTTCGTAGCACCCAAAACAATTCCGCCATTAGCAAACCGTCTAGCGTTAGCCATTGCCTGATATCTTGCTGCTGAAGCCTGAGCAACAGGGTCATTTAATATTTTGTTAACTTCGGCTTGAGTCAAAGACGTACCAGGAATAGTTTTAGGAACAGGTGTCTTAAAAATTGTTGCAACAGGTGTATCAGTTGTAGTTACTGCTGCTGCTGCCTTACTTGCTGGAGCAGTTAAACTTGCACGCAACCTATCCAACTCGGATTGTGCTGCTGCCAAAGAAGCCTTAATGCCATCAACCAAAGCATTACCCTGATCCACACCTTGCTGATAAAAAGTTTGCGCACCAAGACGACCAACAGTATCCGCAACAAGATTCACAGAATCAAGTAAAGTATTTATTTGTTTGACAACAGTTGTGCCACCAGCAATCAACTGGTCAGCAATCAAAGACCCAGCATCAAAACCTGCGTTTAATAACTCTCTAATACCAGCTTCAGATAAGCCCAAAACAATAAGTTGTTTTACCTTGTCAGCAAAACTTGTGGCATCCTGCGCTTGTTTTGTGATTGCCTCAATAAAGTTTTCAGTTTCAATGGCTTTACCAAAATCAATAACATCAGTCACAGAACTTGAAATTGTGCTATTCAAATCCTCAAACTTGTTTGTTACTGAACTCAAAGAGTTTTCAGCAGAAGATAAAGAGGTTTGTAAATTATTAACAATAGTGTCTTGAAGTTTAATGTTTGCATCAATAACAGCCTTTTGGGCATCACTCAAACCCTTAACTGCTTTAGTTGCTTTTTCAATCGTAGGTAGTGTTTTATCAGTAGCAGATTTGACACCATAAAGTTTTTCAGCCATCAACTGATATCTATCAGCTGAATTTTGAGTTGCTAAATCATTAGCTTTTGTTTCTTTACCAAGTTTAGATACTGCTTGCGCATATGCGGTCATTGGCATCAAATCCAACATTAACTTTGCAACATTGCCTAAAGCCTGCAAGAAACGAAGCAAAACTGGATGATTGTCCAAGAAAGTTGAAGTTAACTCTTTTATACTTTTTATTGTTAAAGCTGTACCAATAATGAAATCAGATATTGTGTTAGCAGTTTTGATTAACAAATCGCCAAACGCTGACCCAGCCCCACCTGAACCACTAAAAGATTCAAAAGCCCTAATCAAACCAAAACCAATTATTTCTCTTGCTTCATCTGCCTTAGTAGCCAAAATTGCCATCTGACCAGCAAAAGTTGCAGCAGCAGCAGCAGCCTGACCAGAGAACTTATTAGTTAAAATTCCTGTAATTAAATCTAAATCTTTTGTAGCAAGGATAGATTTATCTAAACCAACACCTAAACGTTGTAATGCGGTGTACTGCCCCCCCGCTGCTTTTGCAAGAGCCGTTGTCACACTTTCTAAATCTTTACCTGTGCCCGCTGAAACATCTAATGCAAGGGTTAAAAGTTTTTGTGATTTTTCAACATCACCAGTAGAGAGAACAAGTCTGTTTAGTGCGGGTCTTAACTGATCGTCAAGCACGCCAGTTGAAAATTGTGTTGTTTGAATAAAACTGCGCAAACCATTGATTTGTTGACTTGTTGCATTAGAGGTATTTCTAATAGATTTTTCAAGTTGAACCTGAGCTTTTGCATCATCCGCAGCACCCTTAATGCTTGAAGCAAAAAAAGATACAAGTTGTTTAGCAGCAAAAACACTAACTAAAGATTTACCTAAAGCCTTAACAGTATTATCAAAACCGCTTAAACTCTTTTTAGCGTCATTGACACCTTTAGCGTTGTACTGACTGACAATCGGAATGTTAATGGCCACAATAAATCCTTAATTCTTTGGTATAAATTCGAGAGTTCTATTCTTAATTTTAGAGTATCTTTCTAAAGTCTTATTTGCGGAATCAATAATTTGTGGCAAATATCGTATTGCGGCAGGCCAAACATATCTTGCGGGAAACCCAGGCAAATTTGCAATCATAGCCCGACCAGATTTTGTTAAACCTTGGCTTCTAGAACCAGCAAACTCAACCATTTGGACAGCAGCATTAGTGGTTCTGACACTCAACAAACTTGTATAGCCCCTACGTTTTCTCATATTGATTCTTGCTGTTACCCGAATAGGTTTACCCCAACCAAGACGACCATTATTGTTCATACCTGATGTTTCTGGAGAACCAATAGGGGGATCAATAGGAATACGAGCCTTAATAATGTTGTACAAAGGTTTGACATCTTGAATTAAATCTTTACGCAACTGACGATACAACTCAGGCTCAATTTGTTTAAGTTCTTTAATCATTTCGTTAACACCAGCAATGCCTCTGATTTGCACTTCAGCTGTCAATTGGACTTTCTCCCACTCGTAGAACGCCAACGCAGATACATCCCTAATGTAAAAAGCATACGGTCAGACTCTTGTAAAAGCAAAGAGGGAGCAATCCCAGTTTCACAAGCTAAATAAGCAATATACCAATGCTCAGAGAACTCTCCGAGCGGTGTTATTTTGGGTCGTTGTCGCTAACCTGAATTTCGTCAACTTCATCAAGCCAGTTGTCAAATTCTTTTTTAGTTGCATTAGTTCTTTTCTCACTATGCCAAGCAAGGAAAAGCAGATCAGTAAGTTTGAACTCTGATTCAAGTTTTGCTACTGACCTGCTGTATTTTTCCTCAAAGGCAACTAAGTCTCTAGCTGAACAAATGACTTCTTTAGAATTACCATCATTGTAATTCACGCGCAGGTTGATTTTCATTTTTATCCTTTGTTATTAAGCTGTTGCTCTTGTAACTGAACCGCTAACTGGCCAGGTGACAGAAAGGGTAGCTAAATCCCCGACTGCACTCTGGAAAGGAGAATAAGAAGTAACTAAAGCTGAAACGGTATATGAGGGATTTGTTGCTGTCACAGTACCACTTGTAGGTTTAATTACTACTGTTGAAATTGATCCTAGTAAAGGATGAAGTGTTGCATCAACTGAACTTGCTGCAAAATCTTGCATAAAGTTAAGTGTTAAAGATGCTTGTTTTAAGCCACCGATTCTGGTTCTAAAAGTTGAACCGAAAGCGGTTGTTTCTAAATTGTCAGCTTCCTCAGTTAATTCAACTGAGTTAATGGAATTAGAAAAATCTACTCCGCCAATGCTAACAAAATAGTCGACTGCTGCGAACTTTGCCATTTTGTTTCCTTATCTTTTCTTGTTACGCGTAACAGATGAAAGTCTGTTGCTCCTATATTACTTCAGGTTTAGGCATAAACGAGAACCTCAAACTCGCAAGACAAATAAGTTGTTTCACTTATCTGAACCGAACCATAAGCCCTCATATTTGTGACCCTGCAATCGTAGGCTGCGCCACCCAAAGTCCTGTCGCCCTCAACTGCTGCCTTAACAGAAGTAGCGCCAGAAGTTGCACAAAAAGCATCTAAAGAGTTTTGGGCTGTTCTCTCATCAGCTCTACCAACGACAAGAAAGATACGAAAAGTTAAAGTGTCCATACCTCTATGAAATGTGTCATCAAAACTTATGTTGTCTGGAATAACAATTGCAATAGGTGGGTTAGGTAAGTCTGGCATTGTTGCAGCGGTTCTTAAACCTGTGATTGTTGCCAACCTGGTAGCAAGACCAGTTCTTATATTAGTTATTGAAGCCATTAAACAATGTTTCTCATTCGTCTGTAAGGCATAACAAGTTGTGCAACATCTGGATCAAGTTGTGAAGATACGCGGATAGCGCCAAGATCCCCGAAGCCCGCAATTCCCAAAGGACTGTCTAATCTTTTGAATATTCTTGATGCCTGAATGATGCAAGCCTGTTTAACTGCAATAGGAACAGCAGGCCAACCAAAAGTTCCTTGAACTTTAATCAACGCTTCCCCACCGCTGATAGGCCACAAAAAATCTCCTATTGCACGAATACTTGTAAAAGCCCAACCAATGCCATCCAAAATTTGATTCAAAGGCTCAAGCTGATAATCGTCTGTACCCCAAGTTGTGTCAAAAACACCATCAGCATCTTGAGCTGTGGTAATAGTTACAGTTCCGTTAGCAAGGTCATCAACCTCAACATTGAAATCATCATAAGCAACAAAATATCTTGTGGCTGTGCCTGATGAATAAAATTGTCGCCCAGCGTAACCGTCTATAAGTCTGGATGCAGATTCAACTGCCATATCCAGTAATGAATCATCCACCGAGTCGGTGATGCGTAAGGCCGCTTTCACTTCTACAAGTGTTGCGTAGCCGTTTGTGATTGCCAAAATAACTCCTAAGTCTTAGCCCTTAGTCTATTGCAATTTAATCCCAGGAGTTACGCCTAATCCTGCGAATATTCCAAGGGGTTTCAGTCGTAATGTTGTTGGACTTTTTGTGCTGCCAATATTCTTGGTTATCTGGGAAAGTCACATTGTTTTGATTAGCATACCCATTTTTGATTGACACAGAATTGACGTGGGCAACAGGAATAAACGAGTTAACAATTTCAATGTTCTGAAGCTCAGCCCTGTGCTGGTAATCGTTGTCCTCAAAATAGATTGGGTAAAAGTTTTCATCAAACAACCCAACCTTGTCCACAACTTTCCAACCAATAGTAAAAGCACACCACGCAGCCCCAGCGTTAGATAGAACAATCCGATCAGGAGATGATTCCTCAGCAAACAATTTTAGAGAATCCTCAGCCCACTCAACATCAGCGTTAGCAATCAGCCAGTAGTCCGACATAGGTAAAGATTTGATTCCAAGATTCCAAGAACCAGGAACACCCAGATTTGACGGAAACTTGAGATGCCAAACTTTTGATACCCATTGATTCCAAGTGGGTGACCAATCATTCTTAGAAGCACCATTATCAACAATTATCAGATTTTGGATTGGGTAGTTTATGGTTTCTATCATCCTGTCAAGATATTGGTAACTGTTAATTATTGGCACAATCATTACTGGAATCATTTCGTCTCCTTAGTTATTACAATCAGAATGTCGTCATAACGGTTCTTTATACTTCTTAAATCGTAAATCTTGTAGCTCATATTGTTTTGTTGCAAATAGTTTTGGATTGCTAACAAACTGCTATCACCATCAACATCCTCAATAAAGTATTGCCCTAAGTCTTTCAAATAGGGGTAAAAGATTTCAAGACTCTTTATCTGATCTGCGACCCTGTGGCTACCATCATCAATAATGTAATCAAAAGTTTTACCCTCAAAACAAGAATCAACCTGCTCCTGAACGGTTGCATC